GAATTTTATAGCCCAAGTGCTATTGAAAGAGCAGAAATTTATAACAAACTTATTCCTCTTGGTGTAATGACTATAGAGGAAGCAAGAGAAAGGGAAGATTTAATAAATGAATAATTATATTAAATTCTCAACAGACATTATTGCAGCAAATTCATCAAAACGTGAATTAACAGGTGTAATAGTGCCGTTCAATAAAGTTGGTCATACAAATATGGGTGATGTTGTATTTAATGCAGGATCACTTAAAATAGGTGAAGGTATTAAATTATTTACCGAACACGATATGACTAGACCTATTGGAAAATTAAAACAATACGAAGAAACAGCCGACGGAATTATCGGCACTTTCAAAGTAGCAAGAACAAATGCAGGTGATGACGCTTTAGCTGAAGCCCAAGAGGGTTTGAGAACAGGTTTTTCAATCGGCGCAATGATTGATGATTATGTAACTAAAGGGGAACAAGTAATTGTTAACGAAGCAACTCTTAGAGAAGTTTCACACGTTACATTTCCAGCATTTGGCGATAATGCACAAATTACTGATGTCGCAGCAAGCGAGTCAGAACAACCAAAAGAAAGTGAGGAAACTTTGTCAAACGAAGTAACTCCAGAAGTTAAAGAAGAAGTTGCAACACAAGTTGCAGCACCAGCTGTTGAAGCAGCCGAACGTGTAGTTCGTCCTGCAATCTTCACAGCACCAAGAAGCCCAATTGTAGGAAAAGCTTCATACCTAGAACACTCAATTAGAGCAACACTAGGAAACGAAGAAAGTCGTCAATATGTTAGAGCAGCTGACGACTCATCAAGCACAAACCCTGCATTTATTCCAACACCACAATTAGGTGAAGTAATTAACCCATTATCAACTGGTGATCGTGGATTTGTGGATAGTATTTCTCGTGGAACACTTCCACCAGCAGGATTAACTTTTGAAATCCCTAAATTAACTGCTGTTCCAACAGTCGCAGATACAGATGAAGGAAATGCACCTTCTGAAACTGGTATGACTTCAGCTTTCGTAACTGGAACTGTAAATAAATACGCAGGACAAAACACAGTATCTGTAGAACTCATAGATCGCAGTTCTCCAGCGTTCTTTGACGAATTAGTTCGTCAAATGGAATTTGCTTATGCAAAAGCAACTGACGCAGCAGTAGCAGCAGCAGTTATTGCAGGCGCAACCGACGGTGGCAACAGAACACTAGATGCATCAGGTCTTTTAGATTTCGTTGCTGACGGTGCAGCTTCTATTTATGCAAATTCATTAGGATTTGCAAGATCATTAACTGTTTCTCCAGAATTCTGGGGTGCAATTATGGGTCTAAACGACTCAGGTCGTCCAATTTACAATGCTTCACAACCAAGCAATGCTGGTGGTGCAGTATCTCCACAATCATTACGTGGAAACGTTGCAGGATTAAACTTGTATGTTTCTCGCGCAATGTCAGGTGTGGGTGATGATGACGCATTTGTTATCAACCCAGACTCATACACTTGGTATGAAAGCCCAAGACTACAACTTCGCACTAATTTAATTGCTGAAGGAAAAGTCGAAGTTATGTATTACGGCTACGGCGCAATCGTCACAAAAGTTGGCGCAGGCGCATACGCTTGGAAAGTTGCATAACTAACCATTAGATGTGTGGGTGGTTCGCCCCTGTGCCACCCACACTTAAAACGAAAGGATTAAGAAATGCCAGCATTAGTAACAGCTAGTCAATTAAGAGCTGTATTAGGTGTTTCCGTATCTTTATATTCTGACGCTGATTTGAATTCAATAATTGAAACAGCTGAAGATGCAATAGGGGACTTTTTAATACAATGGAAAGTTGGAATAGATAAACATTACTCTGAAACAACAACAGAGTCGACAATACATACAACTAGACCACACAAATTTTATGAAACACAAACTATTGCCATATCTGGCGTAGAAGCACACATTAACGGCAACAAAACAATATCTGAAATAGTAGATCCATATACTTTTAAAATTACGACAACAAATGCAACAGTTCACACAGATTGGCGTAACGTAATACCAAACGGTATCGCTGCAGAAAACGATTTATCACAATACGACGGCGTAGACGCTGTAGAAGAAGCGGTTTTACAAATATCAGTTGACGTATTCCAATCACGTCTAGCTGCAGGTGGCACACAACAAGCCCTAGATTACACACCTGCACCATATCGTATGGGCAGAACACTTTTATACAAAGTTACAGGTTTAATAAGTAAATATATTGACAGCAATAGTCAAGTAGGCTAATCGTGGCATTAAGCACTTTACGTTTTGGTCTTAAAACAGCATTAACAGATAACACAAAATATTCTTGCTATGATCACGTGCCAGAAGTAATTATTCCACCTTCAGTTTTATTACTAGCTGGTGATCCATATTTAGAACCAGTTGTTATTGGTAATAATAAGAATTGGCGCGTAAGATTAACACTTGAAGTAGTCGGTGCAACTTATAGTAATCCGTCTGCTTTAACAAACTTGGAAGATGATATAGAAGCCGTTTGTGCATTATTGCCAACAAATTGGTCTGTTATTCAGATTTCAAGCCCTAGAATTAGGCAGACAAATAGCACAGATTTATTATCTGCTGAAATACAAATAACAACAGTCTACACAGGCTAAGAAAGGAAAAAAATGGCAACAACAGTTTTAAGTGGTCGTTCAATGACACTTACTATTGCTTCAGTCGCATATTCAGAACAAATTTTATCTTCTGCTATCAACTTTGATACTGAAAGATTAACTTTTGATACACTTGCAGGCAAAGCCTACAAATATATCGACAGCAATGTTACTTTAGATATTGAATTCTTAAATGATGCTGGTAAAACAAGCCCAGGAAGTTTATACAAAGCACTTTGGGACGCAACCGAAAGCGCACCAGATACAACACTTGCATTTGTTTTAACACTAACTACAGGTGTGACTTTAACTGGAACAGTATTACCTCAATATCCAGGAATTTCAGCTTCAGGTGCAGATGCACAGACTTGTTCTGTATCTTTGCAAGTTGTTGGAATACCAACAGAAGATTTAACAGCGTAATCATAGAACAGGGGCAACAAAATGCTTAAACTTAAATTATTGTGGGAATTAGAAACAGGTGAAAGATTTGAAGAGTGGACTCGTCCTATCGAATTATCTTTGGCTGAAAAAGAACTTTATAACGGTAAATCAATCATTAAAATTCTTACTGAAGAAAGTAGTCCAAGTAATACTTTACTTCTTTTTTTATCGCACAAAATACAACAAAGAACTACAGGCAAAATTGAAAACTTTGATAATTGGAAATCCAAAGTCGTCAATGTTGCAGCTGTTGATTTTGAGACAGCAAATTTTACCAAGCCCGAAGTATCGGGCGAACAGCAATAGAATTAGCGATAGCCACAAATACAACACCCGATTATTGGCTCAATGCCGAACCAGAAATTATGGCTACGGCTATACATATTTTGAACGAGCAAAATAATGGCTGATATCGTAAAAGGTAAAAGTAGTAATAAAAATAGAAAAATTACTGTTAAAGTTAATGATTACGAATTACGCAAATTGTTAGCAACTTTTGGTAAAATGGACGATATAGCAAAAAACGATATGAAAAAAATAGCAAATGATTTAACACAACAAGCAGCAGCGTTTGTCACTTCATATGCCTATACAGCACCTAATCCTGCCCAAGCAAATGCAATAATGAAATCATTAAAAACAAACAAATCAGATAAAGCGCCTAATTTTACTGTAGGTGGTAACACCGTTGTAGCAAGATCAGGAGTTAAAGCAGGAACTATTTTATTTGGTGCAGAATTTGGTTCTAAACGTTATAAACAATTTCCACCTAGATCAAGACCTAAAGGACGTGGAAATCGTGGTTGGTTCTTATTTATAGCTCTTGAAAGATTTCAACCAATCATCACTAGAAAATGGTTAGAGGGTTATGAGAGAATAACAAGTGCTTGGAAGGAGCGCGCATAATGGCTGATATTAGAACGTTAAAATTAGCGCTTCTTGCTGACACAAAAGATTTTATTCAAGGACTTGATAAAGCAGATAAAGAAGCTAGAAGTTTTAGTGACCGTTTAGGTTCAGCTTTAAAAACTGGCGCTTTGGCTTTTGCAGCTGTTGGTGCTGCTGCTGGCGCTATGGCAATCAAAATAGGTGTAGATGCTGTCAAAGCTGCTATTGAAGATGAAAAAGCACAATCTAAATTAGCGCAGACATTAAAAAATGTTACTAAAGCAACTGATGCACAAATTAAGGCAACTGAAGAATATATTGATAAAACTGCTCGCGCAACGGGTATTGCTGATGATCAACTTCGTCCAAGTTTAGATCGTTTAGTTAGATCAACTGGAGATGTCACAAAAGCACAAAAACTTCAACAACTAGCTTTAGATATTTCGGCTGGAACGGGTAAAGATTTAGCGACAGTTACAGAAGCACTTGGTAAAGCATATGACGGCAATATTGGGGCTTTAAAACGTATTGGTGTGCCTCTTGATGAAAATATTATTAAATCTAAAGATTTTGATAAAGCTGTTATTGCTTTATCTGAAACTTTTGCTGGACAAGCAGATATAGCAGCTAATACTTTTGCTGGTCGTATGGCAAGAATTAAAATATCACTTGATGAAGCTAAAGAAAGTTTAGGTCAAGCACTTTTACCTTTATTGGAAAGATTTGCTAAATTTGCCAATGACAATCTTGCACCTGCTTTACAAGGACTTGTTGATGGTTTAACTGGTAAAAAGAAAGCAGTTGTTCCTGCTTTAGGTATGTTTGAAGAAAAAACAAATGCAAGTGAAACCGCAGGTTATAATCTTGGAACTGCTTTACGTAATTTAGGTTCTGGATTAGGAACATTGTCAGGCGAACTTGATAAAGCAACAAACGCAGACTCAGGTTTTGTAAAATTTGTTAATTTATTAACCGATATGGTAAATGGTATAGATAGTTTATTAAATGCTATTAGTAAAGTATTAGGACCATTTCAACAATTATTAGATTTCAGCCAAAGATTTGCTGAGACTGAGTCCCAAAGAAGAATTGATCCAACTTTAATACCTGCAGCTAATCCAAATTCTGTTTTTAAAAAACCTGCTGCAGTTGTAACTAATATTTATAATAATGTTAAAGGTGCTATTGACCCACAAGCCACAGCTAGAGCGATTGTTAAAGTAACAAATACTGCGACAAAGACGACAGGAATACGAGTCGGTCCAGGTAGGGCGTAATGACAATTTATACGCCAGAATATAAAGTTACTATTGCAGGTGTTGAACAAACAAGCGTTATTTTAAGTGACGGCACTATCACTTGTGGTCGTAATGATTTCTTTGAACCAACACAACCAGGTTATTGCAATCTTGAACTTGTAAATCTTGACGGAACAAGCCCAACAATAAATCTTTTAGATGTAATAACAATAGAAGTTAAAGATACAACAGCTGCTTGGGTTAAATTATTTACAGGTGAAGTATCTGCTGTATATAACAGGGTTGAAGCTGCTGGGGCTAATGCTCAACCTAATGTTATGCAAATACAGGCAATAGGTTCTTTAGGTTTGTTAGTTAAACGTAATGCTGGTGCTGTTTCTTATCCTCAAGAATTAGACGGCGAACGTATTGAAAGAATACTTGAAGAAACACTTTATATTGCTTGGGAAGATTTATCTAACACTTTAACTTGGAACGATTTCACTACAGAAACTTGGCAAACATATGGAGTTCAAGGCATAGATGTTATTGACGCTGGACGTTACGAAGTTTTGGCTAGAACAGCTGAAGTTGTTTCTGCATATACTCTTACTGATATTACGTCTGACTCTGGTCTTGGT